TGCGGCTGATAGTGTTCGGGGGCCAGCTAAACACTTGGTCTTGCGTTGAGAACACGCTAAGGCGCTCGGTGTTCCACGAATCAATCATTTGATTCATGGCGGTCAACGCATCTTGTGCGGTAGCCGCAGACGGCACTTCGCCTTCAGCTAATTGTCCAATCAACCGCAACGCGGCGTTGATTTGGTCGCCCGCCGTCGTTGATGTTGTAAACGAAGTTGATGGGACAATAATCGTCATTTCACATTACTCCGGCCAGTATAAGCACAGCCGCTATGGGCAATGATAGATTCCAAAACCACGAATGAACATCCCACACGCGGCGGTCTAACCAACCCCACCAGGGCAGGTTGGCACGGCGCCCGTGGCCGTAGTGTTCAATCCACTTGTACTCGGCCTGCGCGTGTTCGCGGCCAATGAATACGCCAGCACCCAGCGCAGCGCCGGCCCACCAGTCGCCGGTCAGCAAGCCAATGGCGGCCTGCACCGCAAGAGCAATCAGCAGGTGTTCCAGTTCGTGCATCACCGGATGCGCCTTGCCGAAAGCACACCGAACCCGGCAACCGAGCCTGCCGAAAACGTGGCGAAGTGCAACAAATAGATTGTCGTTGTGGCGGTCAGTTGGAAACGATTTCGGGGAATTGCGTAACTATTTGTGATGGTGCCAATGGCAGAAACCGGCGTCACTTGCGTGTTGTAGCGAGTCGTTAAAAATGTACCAGCTGACGTAGAAATGCCGCATTGCAAATACCCGGCAGTCGCGCCAGTAAAAGCAAACGCCCCGGTGCCCCACACTTCCCAATCGCCAGCAGTCAAACTGATGCTTGTGATCGAGGCCGTGGTTGCCGTTGTTAACGCAACCGCGCTGCCTGCCAGAATGCTTGACTCAATGTACTGCCCTATATCGCCTGCGGCAGCATTGGCCGTTCCAGTCGTGTCGCCAAGATACCAATGCACATATTGGTTGTAGGTGAGATTTTTGTAAGTTCCAGAAGAACTAATTAACGAGTTTCCTCCGTCAACAATTCTTTGACTGCCTGCCTGTAAACTTTTCAGAAAGGTGCCAGATGACAGGTAGGAAATGTTCTGACCAATGAAACACGGCCCATCAACACCGCTTACGTCGTAATCGGTGACTGCTCGGTTGCTGTGATTGTTGTTGATTCTGGCGGTGTAACTAAATCCATCTGGAAACGCGCCGACGGTATAAGTGCCGTTAGGCTGCGCGGCGGTGACGCCTGTGATCGTCGTTCCGCTGCCCCCTTCATTAGCGTTGGTCATCAAAAATCTTACGGGATAATTGATGTTCTCAAACCAACTTGATTGAATGTTGTAGTTGCAGTTTCTGCCTAAGATCCCGTACTGGGTTTGCGCGTTTGTGCCGCTGTATAAATAACAGTTGGTCACGTTTCGGATGCTTTCTGATTGTGACCCGTAGTCAAGAATCATCGCCAAAATTCCGTTGGCAACGTCAGTCGCAAACCCGTTATTGCTAATCTGGGGAGAATCGTTCCAGTAAGTGGACGTAGGAGTCGCAGACCCATACCAAACGCGGGCGGTGTCGTTGGTCATTAACAGCCCTAAGCCCGCGTTGATGAACTGGGAAAAGTAACAGCGGTCGTGAACCGTGTTGATGCAGCATTCTTCGACGACGTTGTACCGGCCACCAACAAATATGCATTGGATAATCGACGTTCGCTGGCAATTTGCCAAATAAATCCCGCAACCATTTGTTGGGCAGTTGATTGTAAAGCCTTGGATCAACACGCCTCTCATGCCAGTGATGTCGCCGCCGACGCCATTAGTGAGCGGAAACGCTTGAAACCCATGCGCCATGTCTTTGTCAGCGGCAGTGCTTAAGGTTGAATGCGTAAACGTGATGGTGGCGCGGTCACCAATCAGCTGACCTTGAAAATTGTGACCAGCGGTATCCGTCAAGAGAATTGCACTGCTGCACAGGTATGTTCCAGAAGGGAAAAACACTTGCGCCGACTGGTTGGCGTCTATGGCCGCTTGAATCGCCGCCGTGTCATCCGCTACCCCATTCCCTACCGCGCCAAAGTCTTTAACGCTCACTCTTTCGCGCAGCTTGGTTTGGACGGTAGTAGAAACTGCATTTATGCCAGCGGGGAGGTAGCCTACGCTGTTGCTGCCCGATGGGGCCATAAGGTCATCAAGTTCAATGGCGCTGATGGTGACAGTAAGATAGCCAATCTTGGACACTACAAGGTCATACGTCCCGTTAGCCGCGTAGAACGCTACCTGGCCGGTCGAAGACGATAGGAATGGGTTAGCCAACGGCGTGATGCCATTGTCGCTATACAGCGTGGCTGCTGTAGAAGTGCCGGCGACATAGACCGTGCAGGTGGCGTTAGAAAGAACCATTAGCGTCGAACTGGTGGAAGTCGTGGACGCTATAAAGTTGACATATCTCTGCACGGCGGAAACTCCTATGCGGCAGGTCGGCGGCGGCGTTTAGCCTCTAATTCATTGACCGGAGCTTCCGGTTCACCGGGAGTATATCGCACCCATCCGTTACGTTCATCCGCATCTGCTTCCGCATCCGCGATAGCGACTTTGGTGCCGTGTTTGGGGTGTCTAAGGTAGATGTGCATAAAGAAAACGGGGCGGTTGCCCGCCCCGTTCCTATTCGCTTTTTAGGCGATTCGGTACAGCGTCCAAGAGCCGTCGCCCGTTTTCACGGCGCGGTAGCTCTGGGCGGTGCCAGCGGTGGTTACGGTCATCAGGCCGAGTGAGCCCGAGGAACCGATGGTCCAACCGGTATTGGTCGTAATGGTAATCACGCCCGAACCGGAACCGTTGGTGTTGACCACGGTGAAATCAAAACAGCTGTTGACTTTGGCACTGGGGACGGCAGCGTCCAAATCAGTAGCCAAAGGCAGCGTGTATGCCGCCGCCGTGGTGGTTGGGGTACCCAGCAGGATACCGTTGAGAATCTGAGCAGTCGTCAGAGTCGCGGTAACCGTCGCCGTTGCCGGCGTAGCCTGAGTGCGAAGTTGAACTTCATTAAGGTTGCCGTCACCAATCTGGTAACCGCCAGCGCCATTAGGTAGTGCCATGATACTTATTCCTCAAAAAGAATTACTAATTAGCCCCACAACCGGCAAGCCATCGGTGGCCGGATAGTGGAGTAACCATACAGCACGTCAATACGGCAGGGCATACGGTCGTTGTTGATGTCGTACTGACGAACAACGCGCAAGCTGATGCCGTTGTGGACCTGGCGCGAAGCCATATCGACGCCCTGCGGAAGCAGAAGGTCGGCGGTCGCCAACGTGATGGCATCCTTATGATAGACCAGGTTCTGCGGGTACTGGGTCGAAGCAGTGCCAACAAAAGTCACGGCGGCGTTGTCAGCCGGGAACGAGTCCACGGTAGCCAGAGCGTTCGTGCTGGTGTAAATAGCCGGCGAAATTGCCACGCTGGTCCACGCGCCGCTAGACGCGGTGGCGGTCGCGGTGCAGACAAACTGCTGAAGCGAGCCGGTGGACTGACGGGTCTGCGGGTTGACGGCGTAAACGCCGGCAATCGTGAACACGTCGCCAGCATTGATGGTTGCCGAACCCGTGCCGCCATCGATGTTGATGGTAGACGCGCCCTGCGTGCTAACCGCACCGTTCACCAGAATGGTGTCGGAAGTCGAGCGGCTGCCGGTGGTGTGCTGGACGATGGACTGCGACATGTTGATTTCGTCAAAGCCAAGAACGCCCTGACCCATCATGCCGTTCTTAAACTGACGGCTGACGGTGTCAACCGGGTTAAAGAGGCCTTTCATGCCTTCAACCAAACCAGCGTTCGCAGCCGGGTTGACGGTGGCGTAGCGCGGAGCCATACCAGCTGCGGATTCGTTCAGTTTCTGCTGCGCCTGCAACAGAACAAGCGAAGTAGCCGGGGTGGTGCCTGGGGTGCCAACCGTCTGGAAGATGCTCTTGTACGCATTCGCGACATCGGCATCAACCGAAGCAGCCAGCTGACTAACGCGGGGTTTCAGCACACGTTCCGCAAAGTCATCCAACTGCATGGTGAGTTCGGCAGAAGTAAAGTTCACGCCGATGTGCTTCTGCGAAGCAACAGTCAGGGTGGTGAACTGTTCGTTGTCGTTCTGCACCTGGAGGGCAGCGCCATCGGTGACGAGCGCGCGGTCAGGCAGACGGATGCGGAGGGTCGAGCCAATTTTGGCGCCCTCGACGGCAAAGGAATCGTCGTATTGACGGTTCACGTTGCGGGAAATCACCAGATTGTTCTCAAGGATTTCGAGAGCTTTCCGAGTGATCATATCAATCGTAAGGATTGAGTTAGACATGATATCTCCTAGTTAGCGAAGTCTTTGCGCTTCTAGCTTCTTCATCTGGCGTTGCCGCTCGGCCTCAATCCACTGCGATGCGGTCATACTTTTGATAGACCGAGGGTCAGTGGTATCAAAGCTCGGTGCCGAAGCACTTCGCGGTTTACCGGGTTGAATAGGCTCTGGCGCGTTAGTTACCCGTTTTGTTACCGGCTCAGAAACCAATTTGGCTTCCAGACGGCCAATTTCTTTCGCTTGCAAATACGGCGATAACCGGGAAATACGGTCAGCTTCTTTCGGATTGGACCCAAGGTAATAAGCCAAATCGGGGCCAATATCAGAAGCGTGAATCGTCTCAGCCATCACGTTCGTAATCGGAAGATTCGGGTTATACGCGACTTGTTCAAAGTCATTGTACTTACCCCGCGCTTCTTCTTCGCGGTCGTGATAAGCCTCAAGAACCTCAGTCTGCTGCTGCTGAACCGTTCGCTGCTGAATCAGTTGCTCCGCTTTACGCAAAGCCAGCGCATCGGCATACGCCTCTACGCTTTCAAACTGGTCTGCTGGCGGCAGTTCGACCGGTTGTGCCGGCGCTTTCTGCTGCTGAGTCCTTTCCCACTTACGCTGCTCTCTTGCAAGCCGTTTGCTGACAATCGCGTCAAGCTCTTCTTGTGTGAAGGTCTTGGGCTCTGCCTGCTCTCCAACTTCCGGCGCTGAAACATCGGGCTCAGGAGCTGCCGTCGCTACCTGTTCCGGCGCGGGTACTTCC